AACCTTCAGTGTCATAAAACAATTTGTATCTAACGGAAAAGAACTTAGTGGATGTGCGAAACACATAAGCGATTTTGTCTTCTCTAAAGAAGAACTAGAGAAAAAAGCAAAAAAGAAGAAAGCTAAAGGTGTAGGTGGTTCAGACCTAGAAGAGTTCATGGCTCTTGAGCAGATAAAAGAAAAAGAAGAAGAACTCAAGAAGATGATGATTTACTTAGGCAGACCCGGACTTTGGCAAGATTGGCAAGCCTTCCAAGCAGAAGCACGTAAGTCAAGACGCTACGCAGAAAAGATGGCAGAGAAACGTAGAGAAGAACTGATGGAATATTTAGGTTACGGAATAGCTGCTATAATTGTAATATTCTTTGCAGGACTGATGGCTTGGTTTGTAGGTAAATGGGTAGGAAGATTTTAACACCTTGTATAGGTGTGTGCACCCTGAAAAACAATGTGTGTATAGGTTGTAAGCGAACTATAGAAGAGATAAAAGAAGCATATGATAAATTGGTTAATAAAAATTTTAACGTACAAAAATAGGATTGGTATAAGCACTGCCAGAGAGTTATCAAGACATAGACTTCATACAACTAAGTATGAAGATTTATGCATGTAGAAGGAGTATCACATGGCAATAAAGAAAAAGAAAAAATCAACAGGTTCCCCAAAACCAAAAAATGCAAAATTATATGCTTCAGTTAAAGCGGAAGCTAAAAGAAAATTTAAAGTGTACCCATCAGCGTATGCAAATGCTTGGTTAGTTAGAACCTATAAAAAAAGAGGTGGTACTTATTAATGGCGTACAAAGGAGGTTTACGTAAATGGTTCAAAGAAGACTGGAGAGATGTAGCTACAGGCAAACCCTGTGGGCGTAAATCAGCAAGTAAGTCTAAAAGGAAGTACCCAGCGTGTCGCCCCAAGGCAGTCGCAGATAGGATGTCTAAAGGACAAAAAAGTGCGGCAGTCGCTAAAAAAAGAGCCGCAGGAAATCCAGGAGGTAAACCCACATCAATTAAGTGGTCCATATCACCCAGTGGACGAAAACGGAAAAGAGTATCTAAAAAGAGATGACAAGAAATTACAGAAAAGAGTACGACAGATACCACGGAAAACCAAAGCAAAAAAAGCGAAGAGCTTCAAGAAATGCAGCCAGAGCAATAATGGCGAAACGTGGTTTAGTCACTAAAGGTGATGGCAAAGACGTACATCACATTACAGGTAATCCTATGAATAATAATAAAACTAAATTATCTGTAAAATTAAAAAGCAAAAATCGTTCTTTTGCTAGAACCAAAACAGCCAGAAAGAAGAATCCTCGTGCATAAAGAATTAACAGAACTACAAAATAAATTCTTAGATGCTTTGTTTGGTCCTGCTAAAGGTAATCATGCTAAGGCTATGAAGATTGCAGGATATTCAGAGTCAACTAATCCACACCACATAATTAACTCAGTGCGTAAATACATAATTGAAAGAGCAGAATTAGAGATGGCAGTTAATGCTCCTAAAGCTGTATTATCAATGGTAGGAGTTATTGATGACCCTTCTGCTATCGGTAATAGAGAAAGACTAGCAGCTTCTCAACAGATACTTGATAGAGTTGGTTTATCAAAGGTAGAGAAGTTAAACGTCACATCAGATAAACCAATGGGCGTATTTATTTTACCAGCAAAGACAGATGACAATAGCACAGAAACTGAACCCAACTAGTAGATACAAAACACTTAAGGGTCCAACAATTCCTTGGGGATACGAAGCAAATAGCATCGACCCACATTTATTAGAGCCAGTAGATGAACAATTAGAAGCGTTATCAATGGCAGAAGAGTATTTAAAAGAGTCCTCTTACCCAGAAGTAGCAAGATGGCTCACAGAATACACTGGACGTAGCATAACTCCTATGGGTTTATGGAAACGTATAAAGACAGATAAAGCAGATAGACGAAGGCATGCTGAACAAAAAAGCCGCACCGCCAAGACCGAAGCTGAAGGCAACATCAAAGCCCAAGCCTTTAACTAAAGAAGAGAAAGAATTAGTTAAAGCTAAAAAACAACAAAGGTCTGCACGTGTGCGTTTAAACATAGCACAACGTAAAATAGCTAAGATAGCTAGGAGTACAGAAGATAATGACATTGCAGAGAAAGCTGCGGAGAGTTTACCTGAAACTTATGCTGTCCAGGAGAAACCAAGCCAAACAGTATTATTTGAGCCAAACCCAGGACCACAAACAAATTTTTTAGCTGCTCCAGAACGAGAAGTATTATATGGAGGAGCTGCTGGAGGAGGTAAGACGTATAGTTTAATAGTAGACCCATTACGTTATTGCAACAACTCCAATATGAACGCTCTCATATTAAGACGTACAAATGACGAACTTAGGGAGATTATACACAAGTCTCAGGAAATTTATCCTCAAGCTTATCCAGGGGCTAAATGGATGGAGAAGAAAAGTCAATGGACTTTCCCGTCTGGTGCTAGAATATGGATGACATATCTTGAACAAGAAAAGGATGTTTTAAGATACCAAGGACAAGCATTCACTTATATTGGCTTTGATGAATTAACACAGTATCCGACACCTTATGCTTGGGATTATTTACGTTCGCGTCTCAGAACTGCTGACCCGTCGCTCCCCGTCTACATGCGAGGCACGACGAATCCTGGAGGACCAGGACACAGCTGGGTTAAAAAAATGTTCATTGACCCTGCTCCAGCGAATAAAGCGTTTTGGGCGACAGATATTACAACGGGGGAAACACTAAGATACCCCAAACATCATTCAAAGGCAGACCAGCCTTTGTTTAAACGACGCTTCATACCTGCTAAACTAGCAGACAACCCATTCTTATATAATCAAGGGGACTATGAAGCAATGCTGTTATCTTTGCCAGAGACACAGCGTAGACAATTATTGGAGGGAAGTTGGGATGTTGCAGAAGGTGCGGCGTTTTCTGAGTTCGATAGAAAATATCACGTTACAGATGTATTTACGATTCCAGACAACTGGAGAAAATTTAGGGCGTGTGATTATGGATACTCTTCCTATTCTGCAGTCTTATGGTTTGCAGTTGACCCGGCTACTGAGCAACTTGTGGTCTACCGTGAAATGTATGTATCAAAATATACAGCCAAAGATTTGGCGTTTGCTATCCTGGATGCGGAAAGAAGTGATGGACAAATCTCGTATGGCGTACTCGACAGCTCGTGTTGGCATAAAAGGGGTGATACAGGTCCTTCCTTGGCGGAACAAATGATTTCAGTTGGCTGTCGTTGGCGACCAGCAGACAGAAGTAAAGGTAGTCGTGTGGCAGGCAAAAACGAATTACATAGAAGACTACAAGTTGATGAGATTAGCGAAAACGCAGGGTTAGTTATATTTAACAACTGCGTAAACTTGATAGCACAGTTACCTGTACTACCTTTGGATAAAAGTAATTCTGAAGACGTAGATACAAAAGCAGAAGACCATTTGTACGACGCTTTGAGATATGGTATAATGACCCGACCTAGGTCAAAGTCTATATTTGACTATGACCCAGCAGCGATGCCAAGAAAATGGACTCCTGCAGATAGAGTATTTGGATATTAAACATGGAAAATGAAAACGAAAATATTGAAGATTTAGTATTTGTCCCAAAAAACCCGAAGGATGAATTAGCAGCTTATGTTATTGAAAAATTTAAATCTGCAGAAGATGCACGATTATATGATGAGCAAAGATGGCTTAACTCATATAGACAGTACAGAGGATTATATACAAATGATACTCAGTTTACTGAAACAGAAAAATCACAAGTATTTATTAAGATAACTAAAACAAAAGTACTAGCAGCTTATGGACAGATAATAGATGTTTTATTTGCAGGACAAAGATTTCCATTAGGTGTAGAAGCTACTCGTATTCCTGAAGGCGTAACCGAGTCCGTAAACTTTGACCCTAAAGACCCTGCTAGTGCCATGGATGAACTAAGTAATGTATATGGTTTCCCTGGTGATGGTCAAGATTTACCAAGAGGTGCAACAAAAGAATCACTAGAAGAGATGAGACTCGGGGCTTTTGAAGATGATTTAGAAAGTATAAAAGACAAATTAAGGTCAGGCACAGGACTAACACCAACAGCACAAACATATTACCCTGCACAAAAAGCAGCTAAAAGAATGGAAAAGACTATTCTTGACCAGTTGGAGGAATCAAATGCATCTAAACATTTAAGAACAGTTGCATTTGAAATGGCTTTATTTGGTACAGGAATAATCAAGGGACCTTTTGCTTTTGACAAAGAGAAAGCTAACTGGGATGAAGAAGGCAATTACTCACCAGAAAGTAAAACTGTACCAAGAGTAGAGTCAGTTTCTACATGGAACTTTTATCCTGATTATGATGCTAATAATATGTCAGAGGCAGAATACGTTATAGAACGTCATAAGCTAAGTTATTCAGAGTTACGTAATCTTAAAAAGAGACCTTACTTTGATACAGAAGCTGTAGATGAGTGTGCAGAAATTGGATTTAACTACACACGTAAATGGTGGGAAACAGACTTAAGAGATAATGAAACTCAATATGACGTAGATAGATTTGAGGTATTAGAGTTCTGGGGCAACATAGATAAAACTATGGCAGAGGCTTCAGGATTAGAAATACCAAAAGAGTTTGAAGATGTAGATACGTTACAGGTTAATGTATGGGTATGTAATAACAAGATACTAAGATTAGTTGTAAATCCATTTACACCTAAACGTATTCCTTACTGTGCCGCCCCGTTTGAATTAAATCCATACAGTTTCTTTGGTGTAGGACTAGCTGAGAATATGTCAGACACACAAACACTTATGAATGGTTTTATGAGAATGGCAGTTGATAACGCTGTATTATCAGGTAACTTAGTATTTGAGATTGATGAAACTAATTTAGTGCCAGGACAAGACCTACAAGTATTCCCAGGCAAAGTATTTAGACGACAAGGTGGTGCACCTGGACAAGCACTGTTTGGAACTAAGTATCCTAACGTAAGCACAGAAAATATGATGATGTTTGATAAAGCACGAGCGTTAGCTGATGATGCAACAGGCATACCATCTTATTCACATGGACAGACAGGTGTGGCAGGCACAGGTAGAACTGCGGCTGGTATCAGTATGCTGATGGGAGCAGCCCAACTTAGTATCAAGAGTGTTGTAAAGAATCTAGATGATTATTTATTACAACCATTAGGAGAGGCATTGTTTGCATTTAATATGCAGTTTGATTTTGATAAAGAAGCCCGAGGTGACCTAGAGATAAAAGCCCGAGGCACAGAAAGTCTTATGAAGAACGAAGTAAGAAGTCAGAGACTTCTACAGTTACTTCAGATGTCAGGTAACGCTGCTGTAGCACCATACTTAAAAATACCAGTAATATTAAGAGAGCTTGGACACGCTATGGACTTGGACGCAGATAAACTTATTAATGATGAGAGGGAAGCATTTAAACAAGCAGAGATATTAAAAGCTGCTGGAGGTTTAACTAGCGAACAGGCACAGGGCGTAAATGTAGCCGACCCATCAGGAGGTGGCGGAGGTAACATTGGTGTAGGACAAGCACCTGTTCCTGGCGAACAAGGATTTAGTGCTCCACAAAATCCAACCACAGGTCCACAAGAACCTGACGTTGCTGACCAATTACAACAATTATTAGGTGGTAGACAGTGATAAGAGACATAGCTAGGAAACTTGTACCTTTAGTAGATAGCAAGAAAAACAGTGACTTATTAGAATTATATATGAATCATAGAATAGAAGAATTGCATAAGTTACTGGAGCAACATGAAGATATACATAATATAGCAAAAGCACAAGGAGCAATCCAGGAGATACGAAGATTAAAAACTCTTCGTGATGAAGTTTTAGCAAGGGCAGATAAATAGTGGCAGTTGAAACTCCTTTACCAAGACCAGAGGGATTAGTTCCACAACGTAAATACACACAAGGACAAGGACTTGGTGATGTAGAACTTAGGGCAGATATAGAACCTTTTTTATATGGTAATCCTTTAGCTAGATTAGGATACGAGTTATATAAAGAAGGCAAAATAAATTTAGTGCCTAGAGACCCCGATGGAGAACGTGATACTGCTGGAACTTATGAGAGTCCAAGTCTTGCGAAAGAAAGAAGGAACGCTCCTCAGGGAGTGCTTAAGTATATACAAAGAGAAGAATTAAACAAAGGTAGAAAAGTTGACCCTTTAAAAATTCTTGTTCATGAGTTAACACATGCAGGAATTGATATTATTGAAGCAAGAGAAAAAAATAGACTTAGAAATTTAGCAGATGAATATGCATTTGAAGGCAGATTAAATGAACCAGTATCCCGACCAGGATTTAATCCTTATGGTTATATAGACTTTGAAGAAGGAGTAGTTCGTGCAGGAGATGCACTAATGCAAGGCAGATTAGGAGATGCACAAAATCTTAAAAATGAAGAAGTTGGAAAAACTGGTTTTGATTTGTATTTTAAAAATGCTAGGCGTTTAAGAGATAGTGCAGAAAATAGAAAACTTTTTAAACAAGATTATTTAAACATATCTAAAGCAGCCCAAGACATTCTCAATCAAAGAGGTATACCTCCAGAGGCTACATCTCCTTCAGATACCAGAGAAGAAAGTTTTGGAAAAAGTTTTAAAGATTTTTTTAGGACATTAGTAGGTAAAGACAAAGAAAGAAGCAAATTAAATTATTTAGGATTTACACAACCTATTGATGATAAAGGAAACGTATACGATAGAGATGTATATAATCGTGACGGAGAACTGTCTTTGGGATATATAGACCCATCAGACCCATCTAAACTTAACAAAGGAGCAGCACTTATGACAATGCCATTAACAGAAGCAACAAGTAACCCAACAGGAAACAAAAGAACTAAGCCACCAAAGATACCTAGAGCAGCAGCAACTAAAGTTGTTGACCCTAGAGATGAGGCATTAAAATTAGTAGCTAAAAAATTAAAAGATGACAAAACTCAAGTAGGCATACCACAACCTGTTGCTCCTACACCTGTGGTTTCTGCTCAACAACCTATGATGACTGCTGGTTTAGCTGCTCCTATGATGCCCCAACAAGAAATAACTACCATGAAAGAGGGTGGCACAAAGTCTAAAAAGGGTAAAGGATTAGCTGTGGTAATTGGTATGAGCGGTGAACAGCCAGAGTATGAAGAAGCTTCAAAAGGCACTCCTGCTGACCCACCTCCAGGTGCTACATCAGATGAAGTCAAAGATGACCAACAAGTACTACTTAGTGAGGGAGAACTAGTTGTACCAGCTAACGTAGTTAGATACCATGGTCTTGGAATGTACGAAGGATTAAGAAGAGAAGCGTTACGAGGACTAGGTGAGATGGAAGATGCTGGTCAAGTAGAATATATTGATGATGGGATTAAAACTGCACAAGCAGGTATGACCATTTTAGATGCTCCTAATGTTGCTACCTCTCAAGGCATAGCAAGACAACAACAACAATACAACCCTGCATTAGGACAGTTTGGGACAGCTACAGTTCCTCAAGCGGCATCATCTAGATTTGTAAGAGCACCTGGTTTCACAGATACAAACAGAGATGGCATAGATGATAAGTTACAACCTAGTGTTAGAGGACTTGTTTCACCCACAACCACCACTGGTGCCATAAGTCCAGCATCTCTTACATTAGGTCCTGTAACCGACCCTAATGTTGTAGTAGGTGCTGGTAATGTAGGCAGCTACCAACAAGACCAGACATACAAACCAGGTGATGATGAGGGTACTCCTGTAGATAACACTATTCCTCCAGTTGCACCAAGTAGAGTTGTTCAACAAGGTGGCGATGGGGGAGGAGGAGACCCTGAGATTGCTGCAGGTTTAGGAGGAGCAAGAACAACTATTGGAGGAGTAGACTATGCCGTACAATATGATTTCTCAGGTAATATAATAGGTCTTGCTAATGTAGCTGATGCGTTGGCTACAGGCAAAGCTAATTTTACAGTACCAAATCCAGATGTTGTAGGTTTAATAGAACAACAAACTGCAGGACAGAAAGCAATAGGAACAGCAGCTTTTGCTCCTGTAGCTAATGCTTTTGGATTTTTAGAAAATAATAAAGCAACTATAGATGCAGGAAAAGCTGCTACAGCAGCGTTAGATTCCTATAGAGGTCAAGTAGGCATGCGTCCTCAAGACATGCCTATGGGAAGACCTAGTCAGGCAGTTATAGATGCATACGCACAAGAAAAAATTAACCCTAATGCTCTTGCTGCACCTGAAATGAAAGCTTTAAGTATGCCTGCTAATTATGAGGAAGCAGTAGGTAACAGAGGCACATCTGATGCAGCACGATTAGCAGAATTGCAAGGAATACAAAATACTATTAGTGCTTCTCCTGAAGATAAATCTATATATTCAGATTCTCTCGGAGGGTCTTTATCAAAAGAAGAAGCTGAATTTTTATCAGGAATGACGGATACCATAACTGCCAGTGACCGACCAAGAGCCACATCTGGTATAGAAGATGTTCCTACGCAATCTCAAATGGATAGAGATACAGCATTTAGAGAAGCAGCTGAAGCTAAATCTAGGAAAGAAGCTAGAGAAGCTCAGATGGTAGGTATGGGAATGGGATTTGCTGCTAG